AACGCCAGGGCCGAATCTGGGCATGGTGCGGCCAAAATGGCGTTTTAACGCCAAAGAGCTATCCCCACCCCCGGGGCACCCCCCGCGTGTGTGGATGAGCGGCAAGCTGTGCATGTATTATTAATTTACTCAAATAAATCTCATTTTATTCTCAAAACCGACCCCCCACCCCCCTTGTTTCACGTGGAGCACCCCCTATTGGAGTCCCAAACTTCCTTGCTAAAAAAATTTTTATTTCCTATACTGCCCATCTAACGGCTTCTCTGGCTTGCAAAAGGTAGTAAAAACATGGCGTTAGCTCTTAGCCCTGAACTGGGCATAGAAATCCCTGAGAAAATAAGCTACACAGACTTGTGTATACGAGCGGAAGCTGCCTGTGCCACCATAAAAGAGCTGGAGAACCACGGGTTACTTATCTCTCCGACAGATCAGGACAGGGATGTAGCTTCTACGCTGCTCACTTCTTACGCACAGGACGTGGAAAAAACCTCCAAAGCGGTTACCAATACGCGAATGTCTTCCATGACCCCTGCATCATTGGTGCAAACCAACGCCATACTCAAGGAATTCGGCCAGTTAGTAGCAGAACATGCCGCAGAGATCAGGAACATGGTGGTAAATAAACTTATTCTTGAGACTGAAAGCCCTAAAGACAGTACACGAATGCAAGCCTTAATAAGTTTGGGCAAGATGACTGACGTGGGTTTATTCACCGACCGCAAGGAGATTACCGTTACCCACAAGAATGCAGATGAATTGCGGCAACAGTTGCGGGACAAACTTGAAGTGCTCAAGAAAAATACAGAGGGTGTGTACGAGATTGTGTCGGAAGTGCAAAAAGGGTGAATCAGTTACCCCAAAACATCAGTGATCTTAATACACCTGAACCCAAACCCCAGTTTTCGCCTGAAGAAATCCAGCTTATGCTGGACAACATTGATACTTACTCACTCCAAGAACAGGAAGAACTTCATAAAATTCTGGAGGGGATAGAAGAGCAGCAAGCAATTGAAGCCTCTTTTAACGACCTCATCGAATTCTGCAAGGCAATGCAAGCTGACTACACAGTGGGCCGACATCACCGGTTACTGGGAAATCTGTTGATGGAGATAGAACAGGGGTGTGCCTATGACGAAGACGGGGTACCCCTAGACAATACCGGAAAAGACCGGATATGCGTGAATATTCCCCCTCGCCACGGTAAATCGCAGCTTGTTTCTATATATTTCCCTGCGTGGTTCTTAGGGCGTAATCCTGATAAGAAAGTGATGATGGTGTCCCATACCACTGATTTAGCTGTAGATTTTGGCCGGAAGGTACGTAATCTTATTTCCACCCCTGATTACCAGAAGATTTTCCCCACCGTTAAGTTGGCTGTGGACTCCAAGAGTGCGGGGCGCTGGAACACCAATGCGGGGGGTGAATACTATGCCTGTGGTATTGGTTCCTCTATCGCTGGACGGGGTGCACACTTGTTGCTTATTGATGACCCCCACTCCGAGCAGGATGTGTTAAACGGGAACTTTGATGTTTTTGACCGGGCTTATGAATGGTTCACTTACGGTGCTCGTACACGACTGATGCCCGGAGGACGGGTGGCTATTGTACAAACCCGGTGGCACATGGATGACCTGACCGGGCGGGTGGTACGGGACATGGCACATAACGAACAGGCTGACCAGTATGAGATTGTAGAGTTCCCGGCAATTCTGGAAGTTGAGAACGAAGTGGTAGAGAAGAAGGGCCGGAAGAAGGTAACCCGTATGGAAACGGTGGAGAAACCGTTGTGGCCTGAATTTTTTAATCTGGATGCCCTCGCACGTACCAAGGCTTCCATGCCGTTGTTTCAGTGGAATGCCCAGTATCAGCAGAACCCCACCGCTGAAGAAGCTGCTCTTATTAAAAGGGAGTGGTGGAAGGAGTGGACAGAGGCAAAACCGCCGGAGTGTGAGTATTTGATTATGTCACTCGATGCAGCCGCCGAGACACATAACCGTGCCGACTATACTGCCATTACCACATGGGGTGTGTTTATGAATGAGGAGGAGGATTGTTATTGTATTATCCTTCTTAACTCAATTAAAAAACGTGTGGAATTCCCTGAACTTAAAAAGCTTGCCCAAGAAGAATATAAAGAGTGGGAACCGGATGCGTTCATAGTGGAAAAGAAAAGTAATGGAACACCACTATACCAAGAATTACGCAGGACAGGGATGATGGTTCAAGAGTATACTCCCCATCGGGGTACGGGGGATAAAACAGCACGGCTTAATTCAGTAGCTGACATTGTAAGTTCCGGGCTGGTATGGGTTCCCCAGACACGATGGGCTGAAGAATTGGTTGAAGAAGTTGCAGGTTTCCCCTTCATGCCGCATGATGATCTTGTTGATTCTATGGTGATGGCGTTGATGCGTTTCAGGCAAGGGGGTTTTGTATCGTTGCCTACTGATGAGCCTGATGAAATCCGGTATTTCAAACATCGTAGAGGGGGCTATTATTAATGGAAGTCAAGTTAGGGGATAGCCAACAGAGAGTGGTGGAGAGGTTAGCCACATGTAATGACTGCCCTAGGTTGGTTAAAGCGGTACAAGTGTGTAAAGAGTGTGGATGTTTTATGCCAGCAAAAGTATGGCTAATGAAGCAACGATGTCCCATTGGTAAATGGGCAGCGGTTGAGGGATAAATAATATGGCTATTGAAAGAAGTTTGTTCACACCCCCAGAGGGTATGGAAGATATTGGTGGGGCAACTGAGGCTGTAGAGATTGAACTAGAGACTCCTGAAATAGCTCTTTTAGACGATGGGAGTGCAGAAATAACATTGGTAGAGGAAGTTACCGATTTAACCACTGCGCCTTTTGATGCCAATTTAGCTGAGTATATGGATGATGGTCAGCTTACTGCAATGTCTACTGAACTGGTGGCGTGTGTACAAACCGATATTAATAGCCGGAGGGAATGGGCAGATACCTTTGTTAAAGGGCTGGAGGTTCTGGGGTTCAATTACGAAAACCGTACAGAGCCGTGGGAAGATGCCTGCGGGGTGTACAGTACTGTTTTAGCTGAAGCAGCCATACGTTTCCAAGCGGAAGCGATGAGTGAAACCTTTCCCGCAGCGGGGCCGGTGAAAACCAAGATTCTTGGAGAGATTACTCAGGATAAAGAAGACGCAGCCCTGCGTGTAAAAACTGATATGAACTATGAGCTTACAGATGTCATGGTGGAGTATCGCCCTGAACATGAACGGTTGCTTTATAGTCTTGGGTTAGCAGGTTCAGCCTTCAAAAAGATTTATTTTGATCCCAGCTTTGACCGTCAGGTGGCTTTGTACATTCCTGCTGAAGACATGATTGTGCCTTATGGTGCTTCTAATCTTGAAACAGCGGAGCGTGTAACCCATGTAATGCGTAAAACCAAGAATGAAATGGCTAAATTGCAGGCGGCTGGGTTTTACAGGAATGTAGAACTTGGTGACCCGGTTACCTTTTTTACTGATATTGAAGAAGAAAAGGCCAAAGAGGGGGGATTTTCCCTTAGTTCTGATGACCGGTATACCCTTTATGAGATACATGCAGATGTAGTACTTGATGAGATAGATAATGAAGGGGGAGTAGAGCCACGGGGGATGGGATTAGCACGTGGGGAAGACCGAAATGCCGGGGAAGACCCCCAACTTGCCAAACCTTATGTCATTACTATCGAACAAGGTACGGGAACCGTACTTGCAGTACGAAGAAACTGGAACCCTGACGATCCTTTGACGCTTAAGCGTCATCATTTTGTCCATTATGTGTATGTTCCGGGGTTTGGTTTCTATGGTCTTGGTTTAATTCACATTATTGGGGGTTATGCACGTGCAGGAACCTCCATAATCCGTCAATTAGTTGACGCTGGTACACTTTCTAACCTACCGGGTGGCTTAAAATCACGTGGATTGCGGGTAAAAGGGGATGATACCCCCATTGGGCCGGGTGAATTCCGCGATGTTGACGTACCGAGTGGGTCAATACGCGAGAATATCCTCCCCTTACCCTATAAAGAGCCAAGTCAGACGTTATTGGCGCTTTTGGATAAGATTACTGAGGAAGGGCGTCGTTTAGGCGCTATATCCGAAATGAATATCTCCGATATGAGTGCAAATGCACCTGTTGGAACCACACTTGCCCTACTTGAGCGTACCTTAAAGCCAATGGCTGCGGTGCAATCACGTGTCCATTACGCTATGAAGCAGGAATTTAAATTGCTTCGGGCAATTATGGCTGAGTATGCTCCAGTTGAGTATGAGTACATGCCTGACCGGGGTGAGCCGCGTGCTCGCCAAGCTGATTATGCCACAGTGGAAGTGATTCCTGTCAGTGACCCCAATAGCAGTACAATGGCACAAAGAGTTGTGCAATATCAGACTGTTATGCAGATGGCGCAGGCTGCCCCACAGATTTATGATCTTCCTCAATTGCATAGACAGATGATTGAGGTGTTGGGGATTAAAAATGCCGATAAGCTGGTACCCACGGATGATGATAATAAGCCTGTAGACCCGGTTAGTGAGAATATGAATGTATTAACAGGGGTTCCTTTACAGGCTTTCATTACTCAAGACCATCAAGCACATATTACAACCCACGATGCTTTTTTAACTGATCCACAAATGGCCGCGTTTATCGGACAGAACCCACGGGCTAATGAGATTATGGGGGCAATGCAAGCACATTTGGGTGAACACATGGGTTTTCTCTATCGTCAACAAATAGAAACAAATCTGGGAGCGCCGTTGCCTCCACCTAATGAAGAGTATGTGGAAGTGCTGGAAAATTCTATTGCATCCTTGCAAGCCCAAGCAGCTATACAACTTAATAAAGAGAAGCAGGCACAGGCGGCTCAACAACAAGCCCAGCAGATTGCGGAAGACCCACTTGTACAAATGCAGCAGCGAGAACTACAACTTGAAATGGATGATCAAGAGCGGTTGGTTACTAAAGATGCTGGTGAATTGGCATTGAAGCAACGAAGACTGGCGTTGGATGAAGAGAAGGCCAAGGTTGATGCAGTATTAGAGGCCCAGCGTATAGCTTCCCAGAATGAGCAAGCACAGGCAAAGAACGACTTGGCTGAAGCCAAAGCAATAGTAGATGCAACAAAAGAACGGGCGGAAGCGCATAAAGATGCGTCTGAAGCTTACCGCGATGACAGAGAGGATAGGTAATGACGATAACCTTAGACATGTTTGAGGATACCCCTGCTTTTAAGCTGGCGCGTAAAGATGATCCTCAAAGTAGTAAAGATGCAGCTAACGAAGTATCCAGTGGGAAAATGTTAACACTGGTCTATAAAGAGATTGTAAAAGCAGGAGAGCGTGGGGTTACCACAAAAGAAATACGGAGGATGTACCCCTATTTACCCTATAGCTCTATTACTGCTAGACCTGCTCAATTACAAACAGACGGTAAAATATATTACGTAGAAGGGGACAGACGGGAAGGCTGTCGGGTAATTCGGGCGGTAGGGGAATAAAGAATGGACGAGGGAACTTTATTAGCTGATGGGTTTGGTGAAGCACTTATAGGCACCGGGTATCGGTGTGGACAGCCAGAGATTGCCGTTTATGACATTAAAAAGTGCATTTCTCTTTTACAGCAACAAGATATGAGCTACGAAGAAGCTGTAGAGTATTTGGACTTTAATGTTTTTGGTGCATGGGTGGGAGAGCGAACACCTATTTTTGTAGACCTTAAAGAAGAGGTTAACTAATGGCTAAGACCGTCTTTGGCGTGCTGCAAGATAAGATTACAGTCGAATTAACGGCTGCGAAAGACCATTTGTCCAGTGGAGCAGTTAAGGATTTTGCTGAGTATAGGGATTTGTGTGGCTTTATTCGGGGTCTCGAAGTCGCATTACGGGAAGTAAATGACCTCTCGCGCAATTATATGGAAGATGAAGATGACTGAAATGACCGCTTTGGAGATGAAACGGAAGGAAAAAATAGAGACAGACGGGGCAGCGCAAGAAGCGTTGGATGCGCTTATCCCTAAACCTGTAGGGTACAGGGTACTTATCGCCTTGCCTAATGTAGAAGAAACGTTTTCAGGGGGAATCCTGAAAGCAGCTAAAACCCTCCATGAAGAATACATCCTGTCTACGATAGGTGTAGTTTTGGATATGGGGGAGCAAGCCTATACTGATAAAGACAGGTTTCCAACTGGCCCGTGGTGTAAAGCGGGGGACTATGTAATGTTTCGGGCTAACACTGGTACACGTTTTAAGGTCGGCCAACAAGAGTATCGTCTGATGAATGATGATTCCATTGAAGCCGTTGTTGATGATCCGAGAGTTATTTCTCGTGCGTAAGGAGTAAGTTATGCCAATGCAACAGGTAGAGTATGAATTTCCCAATCCTGATAAACAGGAAAAAGGAGGTAAAGAAGTGGAAGTGGAAGGTAAAGAGGAAGAATTTGAGGTAGAAGTTGAAGGTGCCCTTAATCGTGAAGAAGTGGGACAGGAAAAAACACCTTCCCCTGTTGAACCTGAAATTGAAATTGAGGTGGTTGATGATACCCCTAAAGCTGATCAGGGACGTGTTCCTTCTGACCCTCCAGAAGAAGTAACTAATGAAGAATTAGAAAATTATTCTGAAAAGGTAAAAAAACGTATTCAGCATTTCAGTAAAGGCTACCATGATGAGCGACGGGCTAAGGAAACGGCTCAACGTGAACGTGAAGAACTTGAACGTTACGCAAAACAATTGGTAACTGAGAATAAACAGCTTAAGGGGTCAGTTGATAAAAGCCATAACACTCTTATAGAGTCAGCAAAACAACAAGTTCAAACTGAACTTGACATGGCTAAAAAACAGTACCAACAAGCCTATGAAGGAGGCGAATCAGCGGCTATGCTTGAGGCGCAAGAAGCATTGACTCAGGCGAAAATAAGGGCGGATAAAGTAAGTAATCTTAAACCCCGTGAGGAAACTCCTTTACAAACCCCTGTTAATAGGGAAGAATTACCAGCACGTGCCCCTAAAACTCAACGTGATCCTCAAGCAGTAGCTTGGGCAGATAAAAACGCTTGGTTTGGTTCTGATGATGAAATGACTGCGTTTGCGTTAGGGCTACATACTAAATTGACGAAAGAGGGGGTAAACCCTCAATCAGATACTTACTACGAGAAAATTGATTCTCGTATGCGTGAAGTATTTCCTACTCACTTCGGTGATGGGAAACAAAAATCGAGCAATGTGGTTGCACCCGCTACGCGGAGCACAGCACCTAAGAAAATTAGGTTATCGCAAACACAAATGGCTATAGCGAAACGTCTTGGAGTTTCACTGGAAGATTACGCTAAACAAGCTGCGGAATTAATGAGGAAACAAAACTAATGGCCGAGAACAGACTAGACAGAGAATTAGACACCAAGGAAAAGAAAGTCCATACACCCGCGTGGAAAAGGCCAGAACTTTTGCCTGATCCTACACCGCAAGAGGGCTATACTTTCCATTGGGTTCGCGTTGCTACTAATGGTCAGCCTGATCCAACCAACGTTTCTGCAAAATTACGAGAGGGCTGGGAGCCGGTAAAGGCGGTAGATCATCCTGAAATTGAACTTGCGAGTATTGAAAATGATAGATACAAGGACAATGTTGTGATGGGTGGTTTAATGCTTTGTAAAGCCCCAGTAGAACTGGTTGAAGAACGTAATGCTTACTATAAAGAAACAAGTGAGGCACAAATACGTTCTGTAGACAATAATTTAATGCGAGAGAACGATCCTAGAATGCCACTTTTTAATGAGCGGTCTACTAAGGTCACTTTCGGTAAAGGATAATTTTAGGAGTTTAATATGGCTACTACATCAACCCCTTATGGGTTAAAGCCTATAAATGAAATCGGGGGGCTTCCTTACGCGGGGTCAACTCGAAAACTCCCTATTACGTCCGGGTTTGGTACTAATCTTTTCTATGGAGCAGTTGTGTGCATAGCAGCGAACGGTACTATTGAACTTGTGATTACTAACGGGGATAATTCTACACCTTTCCCTGCTGGTACGATTGGCGTTTTTATGGGGTGTTCATATACGGACTCCACTATGGGTTTTGTTAACCGTCAATACTGGCCTAGTGGTACAGTAGCTTCTGATGCGTTGGCATTCATTGTGGATGATCCTAATACTTTGTTCCAAGCACAGGCTGCGGGTACAGTTACGCAAACTGATTTGGGGCAAAATACGCATTTCGACGCGGTACAGTCCACCAGTACGGGTAGTACTGCTACGGGCAATTCAAATACTGCGTTAGATGCAACAACTGGAGCAACTTCTGGATGGGCTTTTAGAATTGTTGACTTTGTAGATGCACCGGGTAGTGAAGTAGGTGACGCATACACTGATCTGATTGTGAAGTTTAATCCAGATTCCCATTCATACACCAACAAGACTGGTATATAAGGAGACTTGAGATATGGCTATTTCACGAGCGCAACTCCTCAAGGAACTCTTACCGGGGTTAAATGCCCTGTTCGGCCTTGAGTATGCTAGATATGGGGAGGAAACCAAGGAAATCTTTGAGACAGAGACTTCTGACCGTTCCTTTGAAGAAGAAGTTAAATTGTCAGGGTTTGGTTCTGCTCCCGTTAAAAACGAGGGTGCGGCCATTGCTTATGACAATGCCCAAGAAACTTACACCGCCCGATATGTGCATGAGACAATCGCTATGGGATTCTCACTGACCGAAGAGGCCATTGAAGATAACCTGTATGATTCTCTTTCTGCACGTTATACGAAGGCATTAGCACGAGCTATGGCATACACCAAGCAGGTTAAAGGTGCAGCTATTCTCAACACTGGTTTTTCTGGTGGCCCTACGTATGGTGACGGAGTAGTATTATTTTCAACAGCGCATCCATTAGTTTCTGGTGGAACTAACGCAAATACTCCAACTACTGGCGTTGATTTAAACGAAACTTCTTTGGAAGCGGCGGTTATTTCAATAGCAGGTTGGACTGATGAGCGTGGCCTGTTGATTGCAGCTAAACCTCGTAAGCTTGTTGTCCCACCTGCGTTGCAATTCGTTGCAACTCGGTTGTTGGATTCTGATTTACGTCCGAATACCGCCGACAACGATATCAACGCACTCCGTAATAACGGTACTGTTCCAGAGGGTTATACAGTTAATAACTATCTCACGGATGGCAATGCGTGGTTTTTGATGACCGACGTTCCAAACGGATTGAAGCATTTTATCCGTACCCCAATGTCTACATCTATGGATGCTGACTTTGACACCGGTAATAGCCGTTATAAGGCTCGTGAGCGATACAGCTTCGGCGTATCTGACCCACTTGGCGTGTACGGTTCTGCCGGGGCTACTTAAAGTTAGATAGAAAGGGGTACTAAGTACCCCTTTCTATCTAACTTTAAGTAGCCCCGGCAGAACCGTACACGCCAAGTGGGTCAGATACGCCGAAGCTGTATCGCTCACGAGCCTTATAACGGCTATTACCG